GTATTGACAGAGTTTTTCATTCTAGCAACTTCACGCCAAGTAAACAGGAGTGCTAGGTCAATTCTCATCTTTTCACCTTCACTAAATGAAGCGTAAGAAAATGTATCATGGATTGGTGACTGGACGGTTTCGTTAAATTCCTCATCAAGAGTAAAGTTAATATAGAAGTCCATCATCTGAAGATAACGGTTAACTTGCTGATTTATCAGCGGCAAGTACTTCTTGATAATTTTTGATTTAACTCCACCGTCCTTAAGTAAACTATACGAAAAATCGTAATAGTTGATAGTGTCTTTTTTAGAAGCGAGCTCGTCGTATGTGGTTTTTAAGTTTTCTTTGAAGGATTCTAACTTCTCATGTTCAGAATTTCGGTTTGCAAGGTTCTCGGTAAGAACTTGAATTTCATGTTCAAGATTTCGGATTTGTTTTTGTAATCCGTTAATCCGAATATTGTTTTGAGAAATATCATTAGTTAGCTTTGAGATCTCCTTCGATAGAGCAGTGAATTGACGCTCTCGTTCCTCTTCTACTTTAATTGCCTCCTCCAGTTCTTTATAACCAGATTGCAACTCCTTTGCCTTAGATTGAGCGTCTGTAATTCTATTTATTCTGAAGGTCTCTTCGATGGACTGAGTGCATGTTGGGCAAACCGTATTCTCAGTGAAGAACTTGTGTTCTTTGGTAATCGTAGATACCTTATGAGAAATCTTACCTTTTAATTGTCCAAGTTTCTTAAGCTTTTCTGCATACCCAATTAGTTTATCCTGTTCCCTGATATGTTCTTGCAGAGGTTCTTCTGTAGAAGAATTTTCATTCATCAAATGACCAATTTCTTCAGTCAAAGACATGATAGAAACATTTTTGTCATCAATGTTTTTCTTTCCACGATTCTCAAGTTCTTCGATGAATTCTTTTTGCATTTCAACCTTATCTTTTAAGGTTTCTTTCTTCAACTCCAAAACTTTCAAATCTTCTTTTAAGGTACGAATTTTTTCTTTGATTACGATACCCATAGAAGAGAAAATCTTAATATCCAAAAGATCTTCAATCACTTCTCTACGGTTTTGGCTAGAGAGTTGCATGAACGGAACGAAGGTGCTGCTACCCAAAATCACAATTTGAGTAAAAGATTTGTAGTTCATCTTGAGCACATTTTTCTCAAGCCACTTTTGTTGATCAAGTGAAGCTGCGTCTTGATCTAAAAGACTGTCTCCACGATAAATTTCAAATATATTTGGTTTAATTCCCCTAACAACTTTCCAATTGACATTATTGACACTGAACTCAACTTCTACCTTACAGTCCTTTTCATTAACCGAATTAGGTAGTTGAGGTTTATTAATTTTACGAAACGGTTTTCCATACAAAGAAAACGTAAGAGCATCAAGAACAGTACTCTTACCCGCACCATTTGATCCAATAATCAGAGTTGTTGAATTTTTTTCAAAATCAATCTCAGTGTATTGGTTTCCGGTTGAAAGAAAATTTTTCCAACGAATTTTATGAAACGTAATCATTAGTGCTAGGAGGAATCACAATATCATTTGGGGTGATGATAGTATAGCGATATCCGTGGATTTCGCAAGTCTTAATCATCAAATCATCATCAATCTCGATGACATGCATTTCTGGAGAATCATTTTCTTCCAGCATCATAGCATATCTCATCGCATCATCTTCTTCTTCAAAGATATAGAGTATATCTTCTTCATGTTCATTTTTTACCGAATAAGCACCTTCGGTCTCTTTACCTAAGACTGTAAGTATGTACATCAGACCATTTCACATGCCTCTTGGTAGATCTCATTTACCATTTGTTTAATGATAGATTTATCAAGAGAAACTTCTGCCTCCTGAATATATCTATTCAGGATAGAAAGTGTATCTTCAGACTCAAAGGCTTCAGAATCAGACTCTTTAAACCAACCGCCAAAATCATAATTTTCAATAATTTTTAGATCCGCAATACCAGAACTATAAAGTTTGTCAATGAATTTTTCAAACTTTTTGGTGTCTGATTTTTTACGAACTACAACTTTTACAATTTTGTTTTCATACTCTCTAGTATCAAAAGTTTGGTAATTACTATCTTCATAATAAATGTTATAAAACATTCTATATGGATTATTTACAGGACAATGCTCCAGAGTTTTTGTATCAAAGATTGTAAATCCTCTTTGATCCTCAACATCCGTCCAGTAAAGTTCGTATGGATTTCCCAAATAGTAAACTATTCCGTTATTCGATCTAGTGTGATAGTGGCCGCTGAAGACCTTGGAGAACTTTGAATATAACTCGCTATCATGACCATGCTCCATGACGATTTGTCGATTAACTCTAAATCCCTGGAGCTCAAGGTGCCCCATCGCAACCTTGCAAGAAGTCTTTTCGATAATTTGATAAGTTTCTTTTTCATTTTCCTGATTCACCCATGGAATAAAAAGTATGTCAAGATTTCCAACTTTTACTTCGGTTGGTTTAGAGTATACAGTTACATTACCATATTCTCTTAGCAGAAGATCTGCGGCATTTACATCATTGGTGTTCTTATAGTAGGCAGTATGATTTCCAATGATAGTATGGACATGAATGCCCATTTCTTTTAAACGATCATAATAGTGATCTTTAGCCCATGCCAAGGCTGAAAAATCAATTCCTTTACGACTATCAAAGGTATCTCCCATGTCAATAACTTGGGTGATACCTTCCTTTTCCAAAGTAGGAAAAAATACGTCGTTATAGAACTTCAAAAAATAATCGTGAAATAATTTAGAATTTTTACGGGCACCGAAGTGTTGGTCCGTAATGATAGCAACTTTCATCCGTAACGCAATTTAGAATGCACAGCATCTTTGATGCTATTATAGTCGGAATAGTTGTTGCCGTCAATGGTGTTGTTGTCATCAAACACTTGATCGAAGCCAGTTCTCTCCAGAATTTTGTTCTTGATTTCCAGTTGCTTCTTCTCTTTCTGAATGCGTCTCAGGAATGCGTAGTGAATAATCTGAGTGAAATAAGCAAATGGGTTTTGAGACTTTGCTGGATCGAAGTTATGAACATATTGAACACAATTTTCGATACCGTCACAAATCATATCGTCCTTGAACATGTAGTTCACAAAGTTTGGTTTAAACGATAAGTGTGTGGCAATCTTCAGGAAACATTCTCCCAAGTAATTTGAGATGGTTGGTTTTCCTTCCCAACGCTTTGCTCTCTCTTCCTTGGGTTGTTCTTTTAAATCCTTACCAAACTTCTTTAAATATGATGCTTCAACTTTAGTACGATATACGATTAAAGCTTCCAATAGTTCTTTATTGTTTACATAGTGTTCTGACCTTTTTCTTTTGGTCATGGCATTAATAATCATAAGTTTATATGTCCTACTATGTAGACATTATATCATTTTTTCAAATACTTGACAACACTACAAAATCCCTGTAGACTATGCCTTGTCAAGGTTGATAGAAAAGCTTTAGCCTTTATTAAATATCTTCTCTAAGACTTCTTTAGCATCAGCAACAGAAGATATATAACCCATTTCTCTTTGACTGAGTTTGTATCTATTCGACTCGTCACTATTTTCAGATTGTCTTACATAATTTTGATACATCAATATCATTTCTACATCAGAAGATTCCGAAAGAGTCAACACATCGTCTATGTTGATAATAAACATATCATCAGTTGTTGTTTTTAACCATGGTTCTATCTTATATCCCATGATGTCTCCACTTCTGCCTTTAATTTCAACAATATGAATTGGATTAGAAACCAATAATAATGTTTTTTCTTCTTCTTCAGTAGCGGCTACTTTTGCGAATATTTCTTCACCACTTTTAAATTTTATTGTTGCGTAAAAATCATCTTCTATCATTTTCCTTTTAGTTGTATGGTGATTATGTCATAATTAAAATTTTCTTCATTGTAAATTTTAATTCTCTCTATAAAATGATTTAAAGTATAGTTTCGTCTTGACTTAGTAGAACAATCATCAGCGATGTCATAGAGCATGGCTTTATTTTTATTCCTTCCTTTTCTAAGTACTCTTCCAATAGATTGAAGATTTCTAACTCTGGACTTGCTTGGTGAGGCAAAGATAACGTTATGGAGATTTTTAATATTAATACCTGTAGAAAAAGTTCCATAAGAGGCAACAATGATTGCGTTGTTTTCTCGCTCTGTAATTTCTCTTACTTGTTCTCTTTCCTCTGTATCAACTCCACCGTGGACAAAAAATACTTTTCGGTCATCTTCCTTAGAATTATTTATCTTTTCATAAAGAACTGCTCCATGAGCTTCCACTCTACTGAAAAGAACAAGAGTATTCCCTTTTAGGTCAATAGCAAGTTTTGAGATAAAATTGTTTCTCTGATCATGACCAATCAGATACTGAATCTCATCTTCAAATACTTCAAACTTTTGTGGTGGATGTTTAAGTAAAAGACAAGTGATATCTAATTTGGAAAGATATCCCTTTTCTTGGAGTTCTTTTGTTCTAACAATTTTGTATGATGGGCCAAACAATCCCTCTAACACCCATTTATGAGTCTGTGTTCCGTCTAAAGTACCTGTGAATCCAATCCTGTGTTTTGCCGTATGTAACTTGGTCATAATCTGAATCAGAGATTTTGACTTAAATAGATGAGCCTCATCTCCAATTACAACATCAAATCTTTCAAACCAAGAACGATCTAACTTATAGATAGATTGCCAAGTTGTAATAACTACGTTTTTATCAGTGTCCTTTTCCTTTCCAGAATAAATTTTGTGACAATATGAATCAGTATTCCAACCATAGTCCTGAAAATCCTTATACATCTGCTCTACAAGAGATGTCGTGGGAACAACTAGTAGAATATTTTTGCCTGTATCCACATAATAACGCGAGAGGGCGTAAATCATCAGACTTTTACCTGACCCAGTGGGCGATATCAGTAACCTTCTATTATGCTTTAGAGCATCGTATACTCCCTCAATTTGGTATTCTCTAGGTTCATGTACCGAAATTGAACGAATATAATCTTTAACACCATCCTTTGAAATCATTTCATTGACTTCAAAAGGTTGGCCAAAAAACTTGTTATTTTCAAATTTGTAAGTGTATCCGTAATTCTTACAAAAAGATACAACCTTGTCTAATAAACCAACATAAATTTGTTTGGAACGCATGTCAAAGAGATGAATCTCTCCGTTCCAATTTCTACCACGATACTGTGGCATAAACTTTGCATTAGGAACCTCAAACTTAAAGTGATCTCTAAGTTCATATTCGATATGAGGTTCAGTATTAATCTTTAAAAATACTTCGTTTGATTTTGATATAACAAGATTGGCTGTCGTATCAATCACATAGATCCATTCATCTAGAGATATTTAGTACATGTCTCTAAACTTAAAATCTAAAATGCATTTATATAATTCACTCTTTAAATAATTTAAATGATCTTGCTCTTGAGGATGTCTTGAAGGAGAACCTTCCCAAGTTTCAATTCTTCTACAAACACAATGGTAAAGAAGATGAATGTCTTCTATTTGTAAGTCTAATTGAAATGAGGAAAGATCTTCGTCCATTAGCCTAGTCCCGAGTTGAATCTCATAAACTCAATAGCATTTTTAATTTGATATGTTCGGTTTGTAATTTGTTTCAGAATGCTTTCGATATAAACCAACATAGTATCATAATAATCAATCTTCAAACAAACCGTAGAAAGTTTTTCATCGGCATCAAGATACTTTTGCATCGTATCTTTATCTCTAATTTTTTTTGGAAATGGATTCTCTACATAAACATCAGGATCTGCTTTTCCAGAAAAGTATTCGTAACGTTCATGTCTAATATTTTTTCTCTGCTGTTCTGCTTTCTTTCTTAAAAGAAATACAGTATTGTACATTTCAAAGTACTTTGCATGGAGAGTAGGAATTTTTGTAGACTCTGTGTGAAGATTGTCCATGTCAATCTTAGAGTCTTTTTCCCACATCTCCTGAAGTGTATCAAGATCGATCATAAAGGAGTTCCAGTCAAATCGGTTATTTCATAGTAAGTATACTTGAAAGAAGCCTCTGCTGTAAAGTATTCAATATCAGTATCAGTAGCATCAAAACTTAAAGTTGTCAATGAATATGGAAATAAACCCTGAAACTTAATAAAGAAATTTGAAACAAGACTACTATTCAAGATTGACATTGTTCCATCGGAAAAGATGTTATCAAGTTTCCTACTTTTCAAATCCATTCCACGACTTCCTGTTTTTTGGAGATCGTAAATTTGATCAAGTTTTTCTGGATAACCCAATCCTCTCATCCAGTTTTGAATTTCCATATAGTTTTTGAGATTTTCATCAACCAGAAATCTGATTGTCAAATCACCAAATACTAACTTATCTCCAGGGCGATCAATATCTTTCAGATATGATGGTTGTACAGCAACTCCAAGATCCAATGATGGAATATTTGCCGAATTGCAAAAAAACGCAACTCCAGGACTTTTATCTAGTGTGAATTTAAAACCAGTAGGAGCTAAAAAGTTCCTATTTTCAATTGGGTTAAAATCAGACATCGTTTTTTAAATATTTAGATAAAAAAAGGGACCCTTTCGGGTCCCCAAGTTAACTCTTGTGAGTATGGATCACATGAGGTTCTTAACAGCAACGCGACGATAGTAGCGGTTGCGGTTGACAAGCAGAGCGCCTGCGTCAACATTAGTACCAGCTGCGAATGGGTTAGCGACCATGCCGTAGCGGGTCTTAAAGCCGATCTTGGGCTGGAAGTTGTTCTCACCAACGGCACGAACCATTTGGAGAGGAACATATGGGCAATAGAACAGACCTGCGTCGTAAGGGGAAGAACCCTTATAACCGACAACATAGTACTGGTTGCCTGGTGTTGTGTTAGAAGCAGTCAGGTTAGCAGCATAAGGATCGATATAAACACGATACTTACCTTGCAGAACACCAGCGAAGGTGTTACCACTGTCATCAACGTTCAGGTTAGCGTTGAGTGCAGGGGTGTAGTCAAGAACACCAGCCATGGTCAGTGCTGAAGCAACGTCAGCAGAGCACAGGATGATGTTGCCCTTTCCTCTACGAGTTCTTTGTGCGATTGCGTTAGCATCACGCTCAATTTGGAACAGGAGACCCTTGAACTTCTCAACAGACCAACGACCGTTGGAGTCGATGTCGAGGTCGAAGATACCAGCGTTAGCGACGTTCTGAACAGCGCCTTGCTCAGCAGTCTTATAGATGGTTCTGATGACTTCACGGTTGATCTCAGCCAGAATCTCAGTTGAGAGAATGTTGGCGAGTTCTGCCTCAGCATTGAGGCCGTGGATTGCCTTCAGGTCCTGAGCAAGCTCAAGGCTGTATTCTGCCTTCAGTGCGCGTGACTTGGCGGTAACGGTGACTTTCTCGATCGAGAATGCCATCTGGTTGAAGGCATCGTTGCCGGTGCCGTCGAGTGCTTCAGCATCGCCAGTTACCATACCCTGACCAACATTATAGTCGGTGGAGGTAGCGGAACCAACAGGGTTCAGAACAGAAGGGTTGGTGCCATTCTGTGAAGTAGTACCCATACCAGCATGAACTGCAGTCATGCCAGAGGTCTCATCGAAGCCGTAATCCTGACCAGAGAAGGAAGAATCTGCTTCGTTGTAGAATGCTTCAGATCTTGCGCCTTCCTTGTAGTACTGGGAGCGCATCGCGAAGATGAGTCCAGTAGGACCGCTCATAGGCTGAACACCAGCCAGATCATAAGCGATCAGGTTAGGCATGGAGCGTCTGATCAGGGAGATCAGAACGGGGTCGAAACCAGCGGTTGGTGATGCTGAATCAGCACCGAAACCGCCGCTTGCGCCAGCAGCGTTGCCGACGTTCAGAGGAGCTTCTGCCAGCATTCCACTAGTGGAGAATGCGTTTTGCTCTCTGAGGAATTTTTCTTGGTTTTCGAGCAGGACAGCGGTGACAGCTCTACGATGAGAATCTTTGATCTCACCAGCAGCCTCAGAATTGAGGAGAGGTGCCCACTTTTCCTGCAGATGCTCGGAATGGAACATTTGCTTTTTACCTTTTGTGGATGTTTACGTTTGAATTAATATTAAATTCAGGATTTGCTAAAAGAACCTAAGGTTCTCATGTATGCAGCCATGGATGGTGAGTATGACTCATGTCCTGACTCCACACCCTCAGAGAGGGTCTCAGTCTTATTAGCGGTTGAAGTTGCTTTTTTCTCGGAGAAATATGACTCCTTCAGCATCTCCAGCTTTTCACGATACTTTGTTTCACTTTCAAACTCAACACTTTCGGCAAGTGAGGCGAGCTTCTCTTTCTGGGTCTCTGCGAGACCTTCTGAGACCTGATCAAGGATTCCATCAGCAACCGACTCTGCGAGACGCTTGTTAAGGGAAACGTTCTTCTCAATCTGCTCGTTGAGTTTTGTCTCCAT